ACGCAGTGCGCGCAACATCGCACGTCGAGCTGGCAAGCCAGGATCGACTGGTGGATCTGGTCAGTCAGGGAGTGTCAGTCCAGGACGCAGGGGACGCACAACTGGAGCTGCCAACCCTGACGGCAGAATATCTCGAAGAACCTGAGTAGGCTTCCATGAGGCACTGTACCAGGAAGGTTAATCAGACCGTTTTCACGTCGATCGTGGCTGGCGCACAAAAAGCCGTCATTGGCCTGGGACTTCAGGAAGGCGACATGGTTACATTCGAGTCGCCTGTAGGTATGAGCGTTAATTGCCGGGTCACGCATACGATGATCGTTGTCCAGGGCGGGTATGTTCAAAAAGAGATGGCGAGCATCGAAGTGATTCGTGGCGAATATCCGACCTACAAGGTCGAAGAAGTTGATAAAATAGCGCCGTCTGATCCACCGAAACTAGACAGCTTGTAGGAGGACGTCATGGCGAACAGATCAATGCGTGAGAGTCGCAGAGCGATGCAGATGGGCCAGCGGATCGGCAAGGCCCAGGCGCGTCCTGCGCGTTTTGTGGCCCGCGTTGTGCAGAAGGCCAGAACACAGGCCAGGGCGATGCCAGCTCCAGGGGCACCCCCAGGGAGAGCCATATCGCAGGCGGTCAAGGCGGTGAGTGCTGATTTCATGGCGAAGCAGCAGAAGGCAGCCGCGATGGCGACGCAGAGAGCCCAGCAGCAGAAGCGTGGGATGGCGGTACGTAAACCGGCTGCGGCACCGGCTGCCCCGGCGCGTCCCAATACCTACGTGAGGCCGCGAGCGCCGACACCGGCAGGTGCTCGTCCGGTTGGTGGCGGGTTCATGCCGAGCACTACTCCTGGCGTGAGCAAGGCGCAGGCTATGTCCAGGCCAGCCGCTCCGGTGGCCCCAATGAGACGGGCCCCGGCAGCCCGCCCTGGGATGCTCGGCAGTGGCGCAGCGGCGAAGGCCGGGGAGAAGCTGGCTGGCAGACAACGCCAGCTCGATCGTGAGATCGACAGGATGAGCAGGTAATGGGGGAAAGCACAGACCCGTTCATCCGCCGCTGTCGCCGCCATGTGGATGAAGAGCTGTTGCGGCTCTTCGTCAATGGCGGCCCAGCAACCCGCCAGGCGGCGAAGATCGTGCTGATGGAGAGGGGCTACACCCATGACTCCATCGAGCACGAGAAGTGGCTGGCTTTCTCAGACTCAGGCAGGCTCTACATCAAGCCACGAGGACGTAGTACCTGGCCCATTGTTCACTGAGCAAAAGAAGACAACCACGACACCAACACAATAACTCCATAACTGCAAGGATTCGAAGATGAATGAATGGACCTGGAAGCCCAGCATCAAGAGCATCGAAGTGCGCAAGGCATGGGCCAAGCACAAGGATATTCAGGATCTGCTTGGCATGTGGAAGCGAGGGAGACAGAAGCATGTACATCGTGATCATCGAGAGAGTCAGGAAAGGCGGCTCAGGAGCGGACTGGCAGGTAGCCAGGGAAGCCGGAAGGGTTTGTGCCTGGCGTTCCCCGAGACAGGCGTCGAGCTGGGCGCAGATGAAATTCCGGCGCGGGTACAAGGTCACCGACTGGATGGTGGCGTCGATCGGGGATGCAACGCTCAGGAAGGTGATGCCAGCGGAGAAGTCAGGTCCGAACAGGCTGACGTACCGCAAGCCCAGGTAGGGTGAGCATGGTGATGAGACGTGCCAACTTCCTCCCCAAACAGGTTTCCAGGCCAAGGAGAAAACCGCGCCGGAAGGCGTAAGTGGTCCTTGGCTTTGTTGAGACTGATGGCAAGGACAGATAGCTGGATGAAAGATTGCAAGGAGGCAGGCATGAAGCCGCTACCGATAGGAGACGTCGGAGAGTTCACAGCGTCATGGAGACTGAAGCCGCATACCATGGTCTACGTGCCGGAGACCCAGGAAGTGGAGAAGCGGTACGTCCTGGGAGGCGTGATCTTTCAGCGATTCGATCCATCATGCGATACCGTACAGGTCGAGTACGCTGATGGGGAGTTCACCGCGAAGCTGCAACCGCTCATGGACACCAGGAGCGGGGATGTGCGCGGGAAGGCGTTGGTGGTTCAGAATCGCAATCAGCTCGATCTGCTGTTGCGCGTGTGCAAAGGACTGACCGCTGGAAATCTTTGAGTTCAAGCTGGAGATACCGGAAGATCTGCCGGAGAACGAGCGCCAGCAGTTCGAGGACGCTTGCATCGAGGCGGCGACACTTGCCAGGATGATCTCCCAGGCCGTGCATGGCAGAGGCGGAATGTCAGCAATCCTGGCGTGCCGGATAGTTGCGCACGAGCTGGCTGAAGAACTACGGATGTTGTTCCCGGGGGGGTTCGATCAGGCGTTGGTCCGCATCGAGATGATGCACAGGGCGATGGCGGATCTGATCAGGGTTGACCACGAAAGGCATCTGGCGCATCACAATGCAGAACGAGCAAACCGCCCTCCCCCAAGACTCGATCCCGCAGCCGACTGCTGAGCCGCCACGACCGCACACGATCGTCATCCAGGTGCCGCCTGGGGCTGACGTGCCGGAGATGCTGGGCTACGTCTACCACGTACCCCCAGCCCACGCTACGGTGCTCACAGTGTCTTTCCCTGCAAGACCAGGAGACCCAGGCGGCGTGATTGAGTATCGGTTGGTGCAGATCCAGAATAGCGCCGGACAGGTCGCCAGGGCGATCCTGGTGCCTGATTTCTTCGCTTGGCTGGCGTTGCTCAGGACATACGGCGGGAAGACCAAGGAAGATCTCGAACGTGAGCGCAGCGGAACAGTTGCTCAGGGAGCTGCCGGACCTTAAGCAGCTCGATCTCGACCAGGCTTACACCGAGGTCGAGGCTGAGTTGATGCGCCTGGACTTCAGGCGTTTCGTGGCTGGTGCCTGGCCGATCGTCGAGACGAAGGAATACCAGAGCAACTGGCACATCGATGCCATCTGTGATCACCTGGTCTACGTCACCCTGGGTGACATCAAGAACCTGATCATCAACATCCCGCCGAGGATGAGTAAGTCACTGTCCGTCACCGTCTTCTGGCCGGTGTGGGAGTGGCTGGACAACCCGAAGCAACAGTACCTGTGCGCCTCATACGCCGGAGACCTGGCAATACGAGATGCCGGCAAGAGCCGCCACCTGATCGAGAGCGCCTGGTTCAAAGTCAGGTATGGCGATCGCTGCTACTTGGACCCCGCCAACAACCGTAAGGATCGCTACGTCAACAACCATGGCGGGTACAGGATCGCGACGTCTGTTGGTGGTAAGGCCACTGGTGAAGGCGGCAGCCGGCTGGTCATCGATGACCCTCACAACATGAAGGAAGTCTACTCAGATGCGGTCAGGAACGACACGATCGAGTGGTGGGACAACTCGATGCGCTCCCGGCTGAATGACCCGATCCATGACCAGAAGATCATGGTGGGCCAGCGGTCGCATGACGCGGATCTATTCGGGCATGTGATCGACACAGAACCCGAAGCCTGGGTGGTCCTGATGCTGCCTATGGAGTACGACCCGACCAGGCGTTGCATCACCTACCCGAATCCGAAGGGGCTTGGCCCTGACAAGACCGATGGGCCGATCTTTGAAGATCCCAGGCAGACCAAGGGCGAGCTGCTGAACCCCATGCGCTTCGGGGGTGACCAGGTACGGGCTGAGCGCAAGGCTATGGCGAACCGGGACTACTCAGCCCAGTACCAGCAGGACCCGACATCCGGCGGCGGCCTGATCTTCAAGAAATCCTGGTGGCGGCAGTGGTGCTTCCCTGATGGGCACCAGAGGGCCGGGGCCACCATGCCGATGCCTGAGTTCTTCGAGATCGTCAGCGTGTACGACACAGCCTTCGAGGAGGGCCAGGACAACGACTTCAGCGCCCGCACGACCTGGGGCCTGTTCGTGCTCCAGGAGAACGCCAGGGATGAGGAGAAGATCTGTGCGCTGCTGCTCGAATCCTTCAAGGACCGGCTGGCGTTCTATGACCTGAAGCAGAAAGCGATCGAACACCGGCTGAAGTGGGAGCCGAACACGATTCTGATTGAGCGCAAAGGCTCAGGTATCTCGCTTCTCCAGGAGCTGCGGCGTGAGCTGCGCAAGGCCGGGGTCAAGACCAAGGGCGTCAACCCAGGGACCAGGGACAAGGTCTTCAGGGCGAACATGGTCCAGCAGATCCTCAAGGACGGCCACATATGGTATCTGCCGAAGTCAGGCTCCTACGACGTGATCAACGAGTGTGCCAAGTTCCCGACCGGCGAGCATGATGACCTGGTGGATACCGTGATCATGTTGCTGGCCTATATCCGCAGGAAGGGCCTGGTGGTCCTGCCTGACGATGAGAAGACGGACGAGATCAACCTGTTCGCGCAACCGACCAAGAGGAGGCTCTATGGCTGAGCAGAGAAAGCTGGTGCGCGTGAAGCTGGCATCCGATTGCCGTCCGTGCCAGGATTGCCGGGAGCCCTTGTGAGATACGTGTCAGGAGCACTATGCCGATTGCTCGTGCGTCTGACCGCACCAGGATGATCAATACGACTACGTTGAGATCAACGGAGTCATGTACGCGGAGCCTGAACATGAGCACGACACCGACAACCTGGGTTGATGTGGATGTTCTCGACACGCGAGAGCTTGCCGTGTGCGTGGATGCCGGGCGTGGTGAACCAGCCTGGATACCAAGATCGCAGATCGTGGACGAGAGCGATGACATCGTAAAAGGTGCCAGCCTTTCCATTGAGATCCCTGAATGGCTGGCGGTAAGCAAGGGGCTTGTCTGATGGCATGCTCGGTGACGTCCTGGTGAATGAAGAGGGCGCTGACTAGCGGTTCCGTATTCTGTAAACTACGGCAGTCCTAAACCTGGGAGCTGCCGATGGCTACACCTGAAGAGGGACGACCGGATCTTCTTTCTTCGGTCACTCCCATGCCAGCCTTCATTCCGCAGATCGAGCGGACTGATGAGCACGTCATCGAGCGCACCCCCGAAGGTGACATCGTCGTAAGCCCGCTGGATGCTGAGGAAACAGATGGGCTGATGGTGGTGATCCACGAGGAGACTGAGCCGGAGGACTGGAACGCCAACCTGGCTGAGTCCCTGTCTCCCAGCGAGCGGATGGTGATAGCCAGCGAGCTTGAGGAGCGGCTGAAGCTCGATGAGACCAACCGGGAGGAGCACTTCCGGCGCATGGAGAACGGCATGGAGCTGATCGGGCTCAAGGACATGCCGACCGCTGAAGCCCCATTCAAGGGCGCGAGCACGATCACTCATCCGATGGTTGCGCAAGCGATGGTTAACTACCAGTCACGCGCCATCGATGAAGTCTTTCCGTCTGCCGGCCCTGTCAAGACACTCGTCATCGGGCAGAAGACCAGGGAGCGGGAAGAGCAAGCGGAGCGGGTCCAGGAGTACCTGAACTACAAGCTCACCGTCGAAGACCCGAAGTTTTTCTGGCACATTGACAACCTGTTGTTCTACCTGCCGCTGGCAGGTTCAGCCTTCCTCAAGTGCCACATCGAGGACAACACCGGGCAGATCGTTGCCAGGTTTGTCACCGCAGAAGACCTGGTATTGCCCTACACGGCGCAGAGCCTGGAGGATGCGTCCCGCGTCTTCCATCTGTTCGAGATGGGCAAGAACGACGTCAAGCGAGCCCAGGCGGCAGGACGTTACCTGGAGGACGCGAAACTCCTGCCCTACGTACAACCGCTTGGGATACAGCATACAGAGACCGGCGACAGCAGGGGGCTGAAGGACATGGCTGACAGCCGTGAACCTGTGGTCCATGAGGAAGATGTCACCTACCGCTTCGCTGAAGCTCATATCGACATGGCGATGCCATGGGATGAGGAGACTGATCCAGATGGGGTTGCGCCGCCCTACATCATCACGTTCGAGCGCGAGAGCCTCGAAGTGGTATCGGTGCGCAGGAACTGGAGGTATCAGGATCCACTGAAGCAGCGCCGCCAGTGGATCGTACATTTCAAGTTCCTGCCTGGCTTCGGCGTCTACGGGCTTGGGATGCTGCACATCCTGGCTGGTCTCGCGAACGCGGTCTCAGGCGGCATCAGGGCGATGCTGGACTCAGCGGCCTTCGCGAACATGCAGGGCGGGTTCCGCTCGAAGGACGCGCATGTAGCCGGTGAGTTCCGGCTGTCTCCTGGTGAGTGGGCCGACATTGATCTGCCGCCAGAGGATCTGAAGAACGCCTTCTTCCCGATCCCGGCGAAGGAGCCCAGTCCAGCCCTGGCGGCCGCGATCAGTACGCTGATCGACTCCGCCAAGGAGTTCATGAACATCACGGAAGTCGCCACAGGATCGGCTGACAACCGTGGGCCGGTGGGTACGACGCTCGCATTGATCGAGCAGGCGACGAAACCGCAGTCAGCGATCCACAAGCGTCTGCATGTGTCGCTGCGGTCAGCCTTCCAGATGCTGTCATCGCTGACCTATGAGTTCATGGAGACGTCGTCATACCCATACGAGCTGCCTGGTGCATCGAGAGAAGTGCTGAAGTCAGACTTCGATGGGCGGGTGGATGTACTTCCGGTCAGTGATCCGAACATCTGGAGCGCCACGCAGCGGATTGCGCAGAACCAGGCAGTGCTGGAGCTGATCACCGCAGACCCGCAGCTTTACGACGAGGAATCCAGGCGCGAGGCGCACCGCCGCATGATGGAAGCGCTCAGGATTCCGAATCCTGATGAAGTCCTGCCGGACAAGAGGTACAAACGGCTCGACCCTGTTTCTGAGAACCAGAACATCATGCTCGGGAAAGCGGTGCGGGCATTCCCGGAGCAGGATCACATGTCCCATATCGCTATCCACCAGAACTTCGCCGCTCAGCAGGCCGCCGAGAACCCCGACCTGGTAGCGCACCTGGAGCCGGTGATGATGGCGCACATCATGGAGCACAAAGCCATGGTGTATCGCACCCAGGTCGAGCAGAGCCTGGGGATACCGCTGCCGCCGCATGACCTGTTCGGCAGGGAGACAGAGGAGATTCCTCCAGAGCTGGAGATTATGATTTCGCAGGCTGTTGCTGCCAGGCTTCAGCCGCCGCCTGAACCGCCACCTGAGCAGCAGGGGAATCCTGACGAAGACAGCAAGGATGCGGAAACGATCGCCAAGATTCAGCGCATGGAGGCTGAGACCATGGCGAAGCTGGCGCAGAAGAACCAGGAGTTTCAGGCGGAGGAGAAGCGCAAGCAGCTCGCGTTCGAGGCAGAACAGAAGCGCCAGAACCAGGCGGCACGTCAGCAGGCGATGTCGGAGCGCCGGAAGACTATCTCTGAGGCCAGGAAGAGCCGGGACAAGGAGAAGGCCAAGCCGAAGAGTAACGGTAAGGAGAAGCCTGGTGGCTGAGAAAAGGACGAAACTGGATCGTCGCGATCTTCAGTCTGAGAACTTGTCTGGCAAAGATCGTCGCATCATGTCGAGGCGCGTTGCCGACCAGGCGAGAGAGGATGCGAAGTTCAAGTGGAAAGACCCACGCAAGGAAACCGGGGTTCGAGCATCTATCGAATACAATAATCAGGACACAGCTCGCCGCCGGGCAATAGCTGAAACGAAGCAGGTCGCAGAGCGGACGAAAGAAATGCACCGTGGCTTCGCCAGGGTGGCAAAGACAGCCGCGAAGAGAGCTGGCGTTGTTGGCGCTGCACTGACTGGGTACGAGATAGGCCAAGAGATCGATAAGGCCACCGGAGCCAGCTCGAAAATCGCTGATGCACTGCTACGCAAGAAAGGCGCTGCCGGCTACGAAAAGCGTTCACGAGATCAGCGTCGCGGGCGATGAAGGCTACCCCAAAGGAAGTCAGAGCAGCGCGGGCGTTCCTGTTCGCCAAAGGGATACGCCCGGCTGACGTTCACCCGCGCAAGTTCGCCAACGCCGCAAAAGAACTTGGCATCGGGTTTCAACAGTTGCTACAGTTCATTGCGCGCATGTACGCAGCAGGCCAGGGGGAAGCCTTCTGGCGTCGCGAGGCGATACAGGCTGAGGCAATGAAATCACTTGGAAGGAGCTGACCGTGTACACACCATCTGGCAAGCATCGGATGAAGAAAGCAGGCAACACCGGACACAAAGGCACCATGGGCACCGGCAAGGGCGGTGAGATGCACAAAGGCACCATGGGCAAAGGTGGCAGCAAGAAGAGTGCCAAAGGCACGATGGGCAAGTGCTGAGATCAACCTGGGGAGGATGAAGGCCGGGCCTGGTCCCGGCCTTCCTTTTGCGAATGAACGAAGAAGTCATCGCTTTCGCACGTCGCATCATGACGATGATCGACAAGCAGCTCGCTATCAATCACGAGCGCATGGATGGAGCCGGCATCGATGATGTCTTCATCCGGCGTCTTGCTGGCGGTAACGCGGCGATGAAGACCATCAAGGAATGGATGGTTGCAGAGATCGAGAAGCAACAGGAGAACAACGATGGGCCTAATTGAGCTTCCGGAAGATCCGCTGAAGCCGAAGATCAGAGACTACTTCAAGCCTGCCGAGTGGCCTGGGGTATTGCAGCACTGGTATCTCGCGGTGCAGATCCCGGTGCCGCCGGAGAAGACCAGTGGCGGGATTATTGTGCCGGAGGAGTACCGGGATACGACAGCCTGGATGACCTACATCGGCCTGGTGCGGGCGATCGGCTGGGCCGCCTACAGCGCGAAGACTCGCTCGCAGATCGACCTGGCAGCGACTCCGAGCAAGCCCAAGGTGGGTGACTGGGTGCTGATGGCGAAGCACGCTGGCACCCGCGTAAAGCTCGCCACAGGTGAGCTTTTTGTCATCGCAGCAGATACGGAAATCCTGTCGATCGTGCCGGCTCCTGATGCGATTGACTGTATGGCTGTCTGACCGTCGTTGCTGTTTGTCATAATCAGCCGTAGAATTGCGGTCACCACGTAGCTGTCACGGAGAGCCACATGGCTGAAGCAGCAGAGAAGATCGAGAAACCAGCACGAGAGCATGAGTTCGAGGATCTGCGCCGGAACACGGACC